TTTTTTGTGTAGTTTTATTAATTTCATGAATAACATCTGGTAAATATTCAGTCCATGCTCTGGAAACGGTATTAGTAAGCAACTCTTCTGCAGTCATTCTAATAAAAAGCCTTTTCCCTATTTCTCTATTTTTTCTTTCCACAATAGACTGTTGTCGATGTCTGTCAGGTTTTGCTGTTTTAATTTTAGCTCCTAATTCATCTTCAATATAATCTTTTACACTACCTTTAAATTCTGAGCCAGCATCCACACCAAAAATATTTGTGACAGGTTTCAAGTATTTTCCTTTGTAAATTAATTTTAAAGCTTTCAAAACTGTATCAGGTTTTTTATTTTTAATTGGCCTTGCATCTACTATTCGAGAACCTACATCAACAACTACAAGAGCATAGATATAATCATTATCATTTGGTAAAAACAATAAATCAGCCTGATGATAAAAATTGTCTTCGAAATCAGGATATTTTGGAGCATTAACCCCTTTATCTTTCATTGGTTTAGCATATAAATTTTCAAGTACATTATCTTTCACTCTTTTATTAGTTGGTATATTAAACATTATACAATAATAATAGATAATATTATATTATTTCAATTAGTCGCTTCCTTGGTTTCCTAGTTCTTTTTGCTGGCTGAGTAGCAGCGACAACTTTTTTTCTTTGTCTTGGTTTTGATTGTTTTGCCTCATTCACTAATTCAACTAACATATCTAATAGTTGTTGTTTATTTTTCCCTGTAATTGGATATTTAGATGCCTGTCCTCTTCGGAGCTTTTTAATTAGATTTTTGATATCTGTAATTTTCAAGTTATTAATTGTAACACCCATACCTAAACCAGTAAGAACATCTGGATCACCAATTTGCATATCTTGATCTAATCTTGGCAAAGTATTTTTAATTTTATGTTCTGCAATGGGATTGTAAGTTCCAGGTTTAATATCAACATTTCTTTTAAACCCACTAACAAACCGATCTAAAAATCCAACAGCATCAAGTTTTGATTTAATATTAGTGATATTTAGTTTTGACAAATCTTTTTGTGTCAAAATATCACCAGGGACAACAGGGAGACTAACAAGAAATACCTCTTTGAATTTACTTAGTCCACTATATTCAGATAAAACATAACTACCTAATGAATACGCAATTCCAACAAAATTATGTAAGCTATATTTTTTATCGACTTTATCATATGTACTCCATGATGACTTAAATCTTGGATGAATTTTCTGAAATAATTTTTTAGTAAAATCTAATGCAATAGTGACATCAGCTAATACATCAACTAGATCATGAGTTGGTCTTTCACTCAATACTCCTCTTTTATTTACATCATCCCAGTATATTTTAGTATGAAGTGTTGAAAGTGATTTATCAAGTTTGTAACCCATAATTTCATCGGGATTGGTTTTGTATGTAGCCAAAATAAATTGTTTTAATGATGATACAGCCATCTTTCCGCCTCGTTTAGCCATTATTTTTTATCTATATATTATATGTAGATATTAATTATGTTTTTTGATTTAACTCACTAATAATTTCTCTAAGAGTGATATTCAAAATTGTTATGTTTAATTGCATAAATTTTAAATTGAGTAACACATTATCTTTATTTTTCTGTTCAATTAATTCATCATAGGAAAAAATTAAACGTTCAATTTCTGTTTGCAAATTAAGCATTTTTTCAGTTTGTAAAATGTGACTTTTTGGCATTTATGTGTATCTATATATTAGATTCATATATTATTTATGGCTTAAACCATCCTTGTGAATTGTCTTGTAATTCAGAACTAGCAATCCAATAAGGTTGCTTATTACACATAGTTAATAAATAACTTTTTCCATCAGCAACTGGTGGTGGAAGAACTTCAAACCTTCCATTTGATTTAACATACAACAAATGACCTTGTAATAAAAGCTCTGGTATAATATTACATCTACAATTAGAAGGCTTTTGGCTTTCTTTTTGTTTTGTATGTATTCCTAAACGTCTGTATATCCCACTAGTTCCTTTCTTTTCTTCTTCTTTAGAAATTTCTAAATTTCCCCCTCCTAATTTTGGAGGTTCTAGATAATTATTATTAATTTCAGGGTTGTTCTGTGGAGGTTGGAAATTACTAAGCAAATTGAACAAGTTAGAATTAACAGATCTCCTACCTTTAACAGATACAGATACTTTATCAATTAATTCATTTGGGTTCATAGTAGTAATACAAATCCTAATATAATCACTAATAACTTCAACCTTATGTAAAGAGGGTTTGTTATTACATAAAAATGTATTAGTTAATGAATCAGTTTTCGAATCAACTGAATGATAAATATATAAATATCCAGCATTTGAGAAATTAGAAATGATCCTAAGACATTTATAATTTGAAACTTTTACATAAGGGGTTGTAAACACATCAACAATAGATTCGTCAATCTGTAGATCTTTTAATGAGCTCATTTATATATAAGTGGGTTAGATTTTAATTTATTATACTACAGAAATATGATATTTAACTGGTGATTGTACAGGAATATGAGTTAAGATTCATAGTACCAGTGCCCCCATCTGTAAAATATAACTGGACGAGGTCACCGCCATTAATACTAACATTTGTGAAACTGGATGATTGAATACCTGATAATAGTGAAACATTGTTTGTTAAAATGCCGTTGACATAGAGCCTATAATTGGCATTTGAGTTACATGATGTTGTGAAATTAAAATTATATGTTCCTGAGGCTGTGAAAATGAGATCATCGTTTATAAGATCAACATTTAAGTTTGGATGCTGTGGATTATAAACATCGAGTTGGATTTTATTAAGAACACCCACACGGGTATATGTGCGCAAAGTGTTTGTGCTGACCTGTCCCAGATCTGTTAAGGGGATCGTTGCTTGTAATTTAGAAAATGAAAATATAGTTGTCAAAGCTCTAAACCCAGCAGAAGCAGACACAGTTAAATTATTAACCATTAAAAATGATAACTTTTTACCACCTACAATTGGTGATGTTAAATTACCATATGTTGATTTACATTCATAATTTTTTACAGTTGTGTTAAATTCAGTATATGGAATTTCCCAATGCCATAGTGTATTATATGTTGCTGTTGCTAAATCATAATTAGATGAAGTCACTTCAATAAGATAAAAATCAACAGTCCCGCCTGTAATATTGGTTGGTGTGTCACAATATCCAGTGGATGATACAATTTGATTGGAGAATGGCTGAATGCTAATACTTCTTAAAACGCCAACATTTTCAGGGGTGAGCCATTGCGGATAAATAATATTTGAATTTCGAGACCAAAAAGCCCGTTTAGGGTCTGCTGGTGCTGGAGACGGGAAAGTTATGTCTGAACCACTTGCAAATGTATAATCCCTATTATCAATTGCCAACCCAGTTGCTGACAAATTTATTTCATTTTCTAATTGTTGAACTGTAATTGTTCCATCATTTGAAATAATTGATCGAAGTTTACCATTTGCTTGATTGTAAATATTTGAACCAGTACCAATATTTTCAAATCCTTGTGGAGAATTATTAAAAAATGCTTGACACTTTAAGTCACATGGAGTAGATGCTATATTTAATACTGACAATCTAAAATATCTATAACTAACATTTACATTAATAGTAATATCATCACCAGCTAATAAACTATTATTTAAAGAATGTACAATTTCATAATCAAAATCAAATGCATAATCAATAACTATATCACAATTTTGAGAGCAAAACACAGAACATGAAAGTGACTTAGCATTAGATACATTTATCCATTCACTTACATAACTTATATCATTATAGTTTGGATCATTAAAATAAACATCTTTTATTTCAGGCATAATTTGTTTCAAAAAGATATGTATATATATTGTGTAGATATTTTAAAACATTAATTGACATTTTAGATTACATGGAGTAGAGGCTATATTTAAAACTGAAAATCGTGCATGTCTCCATTTAGTAAATAAATGAAGTTTAACATCTGTATTGGCAATTAAAGGAAAAGTTTCAGTGTGTATAATTTGAATAGGATTATCATCAGAACTCCATTCAACAACAACGTCACAATTTTGATTACAATGGACAGAATAAATTAATGAATTTGCAATAGAAACATTGATCCATGGACTGACTTTACTAGTGAGTCCGTAATTAACATCATTAAAAAAAACTTCTGCAATTTCTGGCATATTTATATATATTAGCTAAAAATGAAATTAAGATTTAATCTTATTTATAGTTATAATCTATGTTGAGAAATATTAAATATCAGGATTGTATTGAGCATTATCAACAAGGTCATTAAAATTGTAATAATACGTATTAAATAAATCAAATATGAAATCTGCATTTTTCATTAATGTTGCTTGAAAATCTTTTCCATAATTTTTATTGGGTGTAATATCCTTTTGTTCTAGTTCTCCATCTGAATTTTTATAATAATAAAGGTCTATAAATGTATTTAAAGAATCTTTCAACTCCTTTAATATTGTAGTAAGCCCTTTAGTGTTTTCTTTATTTAGAAATCTTTCAAATTGTAATAACTCATTATAGATAATATTAAACCTAATTTTAATTGATTCAAAAAAGGCATATGCTTTTCGTATATCCATAATTTGAGGTATAGTTGTAAGTCCAATATTTTCTAACTCAACAGCAGGCATAGGAATTAAAGGTTGAAGTGGTTGAGGTAAAATTTGAGGTTCTGGATTTTTTGCTCTAAAAATTAGCTCACGGTCATTATAATCTGCTAGTTTTTCTTTTTTTCCCTTTGGTTTATTTAATACATCTTGCAAATCTTTAACCCATTTCGCATGTGCTTTGATTGATTTATCATAATCATCCCATGACTTTACTAAAGCAACATAATCTTGATATGCCTGTGTTTTAAGACCATAATATTTTTTAGTTTTACTATCGAAAGATGTAATTGAAGAAATAATATTTAATTGAACAATACTTTTTGTTAATAAACTTTCAAGTTCATTTATCAACTTATTAACTTTTCCTTTTGTGTCATTTGTAAAGTTGTCAATCTCTGGATTTTCAATTTGATCTTTTAGTATCTCCATATTTGCTTTCTTTATTTGAAACAACAAACTATTTACTTCATTAACCTGTTCATAATATGGCTTTGTAATAAATAGCGACATTCTTAATATATTATATAACTAGAAATAAAATTATTACATTAAACTTTCTTGTTTGATTATTTTACTGGCAGTTGCTAAATTGACATTTCTCTCCTTCATGATTTTCTTAATTAATTCTCCTCTTTGCTTTCTTTTGTCCATTCCATTGCTTTGCTTCTTGGTTTGTGCTTTCTTTTTCTGGAAACCACCATCATAAACTCCTATATCATTATTTTTACTCATTTTAGGTTTTCTTTTAGCTGCTGTTTTTTTAGCTGCCGGTCTTCTTCGACTACCTTTTCCACTACCTTTTAATTCATATATTATACCATCAATAAGTGCTTTAATTACTTCCATGACAGTAGGTGGAGGTTGACCTAATGCAATATTTAAATCTCCTATAAAACTACCAGTTGACATAAATTTTCTTTCTGGAATTGTTAACTGATGAAGGATAGGTTCTAGAATATCAGATATCTTTCCTATTAAATCACCGCCTGCCATTCCTGAACCAGAAAGATTATTGAAGTTAATTTTCCTGTTTAGAGCAGCAGCAACTTTTTTAACTAACATAGGTTCAATAAGTCTTTTTGCTGATTGTGGTTTTTGAACTAGTGCAGGTCTTTTACTTTGAGCTCCATACCCAAACTTCTTTTTTACTGCAGATCTTGCTGCTTGACTAGCCAATTTAGTTACAACAGGAGCAGCAGGTCCTATTACTTCTGCAAGTGGAACGGCAAGAGCTTTGGCTCCTAAATCAAATGCAGTATCAAGAGCCTGAGGAGCATATCGTTTTGCAACAGGTGCTAATGCTACACCTACTTTTTTAGCAACTTCTTTGACATCATTCATATTAATACCTCCATCAACTTGTTTTCGAGGTCGACCTCTTTTTTTAGGATTTCCATCTCTATAGATTGTAGACTGAGGATAAGTTGGTAAACTACCAGGCATTACATACTGACTACCGCCTTCAAAGTCACTATATCCAAGAGGCAAATGAAATTGATGATACTTCCGTAGACCTTCTTGTAAAGGATTCATAATTATATATATACATATATATAAAATTATATATATTTGTCATTTTTTCATAAATATTAATTTAGACGAAGTAGCTCATTTTTGATTTTCCTCCTGATCTGGATCCTCCTGATCTAGATCCTCCAAAACCCTTAGGCAAAACCGGTTTCATACCACCTAGTGCTACAGTTTCACGAGCTAAATCATTATTATCAGAAATTGCATTAGAAGCCAATGCTTGGACAACTTCATCAGCAGACAAAGGAGCGATAGAGGAAGAAGTAGAACCATTGACATTTTTAACATAACCACTTTCACAGATCAAAGTACAGATATCAAGATTAGCTGCAGCTCCAGAATTATTATTAACTAATATTTGCATTTGTAAGTTAAAACTACCCCCTGATCCATTTGTTAGAACTTCATCCAATGATAAATCTTTTGCTGGACATATAGCCAATACAGAACCAGTTGTCAAAACATCAACACCTGCACCAGTAGCAACATATTTTTTAGCAAGTCCAGACCAAGAATACCAATCAAGTTGAACACCATTATCTCTTGACAATTTGTATATTTGGAATTGCTGTGCACTAGACATTAATCCAGATTTTGCAGCAAATTGAATAGAGACACCTTGAATAGGGTAATATGTATCAGGTGATTGGATAGTATTATTACTTTCATTATCTTTAACATAAATTAAAATCATTTGTGGTACTGATTGCAATTGTATATTATCAGTTGATAACTGTTGAACTCCAGTTCCTACATTTGATTTATTTGTCTTCAATCGTGTATAATTTATGTATGGAAGTACAAACTTAGGAGGCAATTTAAGACTAGAAGGGATAGACATAAAATTTAAATACAATTTACAATCTTCCACTTTTTTTAATGTAAAACTATATTGATTTGCAGATGTGGCTAAAATTGGTGAAGAAGAGGAAAAGGCTCTTTCATAATTTCCAAGAGAAAGATTAACATCCATGTTTCTTACTCCCAAAAAGGCAGCATCATTACTCCTTTCTGGATTTCCCCACAAGAAAGGAGACAAAAACAAAGGTTCTCTCAATGTAGTAACAATTGTTATAGTCCATTTTTCCTCTGCTGTACCATTAGCAGCACCTGTTACTTCATTATTACCATCATCGGGATCAGTACCAGCAGCACCACCTTTTGAATGGACAATTGTTATCTCTGCAGGATGACAACCTCTAGGATACAAGAACTCAGAATAACTTTTCTGAGAATATCCAGCAAGGGGATTATTATTTCCAACACCATCATTAACATTATCATCATAATTTCTATAATTATCCAAAAAGACAGGTGAACCATTTTGATACATTGCTAATTCTTCCAATGACAACATTCTTAGTAATGCTTGCATATTATCAGATACATTACTAGAAAAAGTAGCATTATCAAGTCTAACAATTGCAGATTGAATCATTCTATTAAGTGGGAAAGATTGGAAGGCATCAGTACCTCCATAAGAAAAAACTTTTGTGCCATTAGCAAGACTTGCACCTGGATTAGCTTTATTTAGATGCCCAAATGTATACTCATATGTGCATTTTGCTTCAAAAAACGCCCTTCTATCAACTGCAACATCTCTATTAGGAACTTGTGCAGAAAATTGAATTGAAGTCGTTGAAGGTGTACCATTTGCATTAAATGTTGCCCAAGTACAAGAAGGAGAACCACTATATACAGGTAAATCTATTTTATCTGAAATTCTCTCTAATCTAGCATCACGAACAAGAACTGTATTGTAATCAGAATCCATAAGTTTATATTATATTCTAAGGCAAGAAAAAAAATTCCTTATAATTAAATAATTTTTTAATAATTACATTAATATGTCGCTGTTTTCTTTTTGAACATTATTTTAAGTGAGCAGCTGGCACCTGGATTTAAATAGAAAGGCCTTAAAAAACCAAACTTGTCTTTCCAATAGCAACTAATCTCTATCTGTCTAATTGGGGCAGACTGGTGCATTGATATATATCTATATACAGATGCAGTATACAATAGATTTGATCTATAACCATTCTCATCTGAAATAAAATCAGTAATAATATTTTCTTTCGGATCATTTCCATTACTTAATAATACTGGACGGTTATTTTCATAGATAATAGGATCACTTAGTTCATTACTGACAACAGGTAAAGATCCAGTAGCAAATACAATAGATGATAAAGGGCTCCAACAGGCTACAGTTGTATATTCTTGATCTACTCTTAAATATGTATCAATATTAACTATCTCAGTATTATAGGGTAATGTAATAATTTTATAATGTCTATTCTTTGTTGCAGTATAGTTCATCTCAATAAATGGAAGACTGGAAAACAAAAAATATAATGGTCTGTTAAAATAAATATTGATCACTGGTGTGTTGAGTTGATCATAATGATCTTTAATTGCATACAAAGAAGCACTACCCCTATCTACATTCCATACTAAATAAGGAGGATCAACTGTATCTAAAGTTCCACCACCAACCATAAGCCTTAATTTAATCATTGCCTCAGTAAATGCTTTATTAACTAATCTAATCATATGCTCATAAGCATAACTATAGTAATAAGGTGAATCCGATTGTAGTCCATCTGCATTTGCAGAAGGCGGAGGAGGTACAGGATCATTAAAGTCAATTCGTTGCCACATCAACGGCTCTGGTTGTGTAGTAATGAAATTAACACCATCAGGAGTATACTCCAATGTTACAGTATAAATTCCAAGATTTGGATCATTTTGATTTGGTTCCACTTCAAATCTGTGAACTGGTATGCTTGTAGTATCTAGTTGAAATCTAATCACAGATAATAAATATTCTTCTGGCTTTTCAATCATAACTTGTTGACGAATATCTCGAAATACTAATTGTGTATTACCTGCATAGTTTGAGATATTTCTGTTAGTACAAACAAGATCATAGTATAAATATTCAGGTGAATTCTTTGAATAACTACTGTTTTTAAACATTTGTATATATATATATTATGGAAGTAAAAAATAATAACTTTCACATATTAAATCTATGTTATATTATATAAATATGAAACAAATATGCATAGGAGATAAGTGTGTAACTTTTCAAACATTAAAGAAAGAATTAGAAAGTTATACTAGTGACACAGAAATAGAAAGTTATTTTGGGGATGAGTTAAAAATTGTAAAATACCAAAATTTAGATGATTATTATGATGTCACTCAATTGTTACCAAAAAATAACACTTTACTTATTATACTCATTGAGTGGTCCCTAAATGTAGGTCATTGGGTACTTCTTAGTAGATATAAAGATAACAAAACTGATATATTAGAGTACTTTAATAGTTATTCTGGATATCCATCAAGTGAATTAGAAACATTAAGTATTCAGAAAAGAAAAGAGTTAGATGAGTTTGATAAGCATTTGAATGTATTATTAAGAAAATCAATGGATAGATTCAAAATTATTTATAATAAATTTCCACTTCAAAGTTTGAAGAAAATCAGAGGGATTGTTCCTGCTACATGTGGTAAATGGGTGGTTCTGAGATCCATCATGCTTTTAAAATATAATCTTAATTTAGAACAGTTTCTTACTTTTATGAAAAACTTAAAAAAAGAAACTAACTTATCTTTTGATGAAATTGTTGTCATATTATTAGAAGGTAAATAATATTTTCTAGAGAATATTATATAGTATAAAATGAGCGACTGTTTAGGAGGTATTACAGTGGCACAGAAACAAGGGTCTTATGTTTTAAATTCAATTGACACATTACAAACCCAAGTGAATACTGTTGAAGCAAATGTTGCAACATTAGATGATGAAACATATCATGATGATAGTAATTATAATTATGTATCATCAACGGAAAGTATGGCTTTTGATCCAACAAAACAATTTAATGTATTGGTTGGAGTTGATGGTGGTTGTATTGGTAATAAAAATGCTACAGGTGCAACAATTCTAGGTGCTAGAGCAAGAGTTCAAAATGGAGATTATAATATTGCTATTGGTGCTAATGCTAATATTTTATATACTGGTGCAAATGATGCACATCGAGTTAATAAAAATATTGTAGTTGGAACTAATGCATATATTCGTAATCCTGGAGATGCTGCAGCTGTTGAAAACAATATTAATCTTGGACATGATAATGAGATTGATAATGGAAATAATAATATAGTTGTTGGGAATACAGTTGGACATGGTGGTCAAATCAATAATAGTATCATTTTAGCACAAAAAGCATTAAATAACAATGCAGGTGCAAGTTATCCAACAGCTGGTTCTGTTATTATTTCAGCTTCTCCAACTGGATATGTACCCAGTGTTTTACCAAAAGTACAATTTCTATCAGATGGGTTGACCAGATTACAAGGTACAGATGTTAATACAAAGTATGATCCTGCTGTAACTTTTGCAACTCCAGCTGCAATAAATGGATACATGAGAATAAGGTACCATGGACAAAATCTATTAATACCTGTCTTAAATGATGCGAATGATGCTAATCAAGCACCGGCATATTAATTTAACTAATATTTATTATATGAATTTATTATATAATGAATACATCAAAGGTAATGAAATTATTAAATTATGAAAATATTGAAGTTATTGGTTCAATGAGAAATAAAAACATTAAATTTCCTTCTGATATTGATTTACAAGATATGTCAAATGTACAAGGAACATACGAAGATATTTACATGTTTTTTCTTAATATTTTTAACAAGGCATACAAAAATAAAAATTTATTCATTATTGATTTCAAATGTGGTTTCTACAAAGGAAAGCCAATTAAATGGTCATATAATGATATGAAAAATGGTTACAAAATGAAAAATAATGTGAAAATAACATTCAAATATGCTTTAACTCATGAATCAATGATTAAAATAGATTTGATTGCTATCGGGAAAGACTCTCTTTTCACTGAATATAGTTGTAATTATTATTTCAATTTTATTAAATACTATCATGTGAATTTTACTTTAGAACGTGATTTAATTGTGAATAGATTAGAATATGATTACACTCAATTGATGAAGAAACAAAAGTATTATAAAGCTTTAAAACGTCTTTATTCTATTTCACGAATAAAAGGAAACAAGTATATGATGGAAACACTTACAAATATGTTCAACAGTCCTTTAGGTTTACTATATCAACAAAAGGGTAGTTTAGAAACGGTTGTAAATATACTTACAAATAATTTTAAACCGTATGATAAAGACATAATTATATTTAATTTAAATAATATTAAACAACATTTACCAATAGTATATCAGAGTAAAATTATAAAAATTATTACATTAAAACTAGGAAAAGCAATGATTAAAAACATTGAACAATTGATTGAACAGATTGATGATGACATTAATAATGATACATTTTATTGGATTAATGAACACGATAATAACATAAAAAAAATCTAAGTAAATAGTATGTTTATGAATCAGGAAAATATAGGAAGTCCTATTTTTAAGGTAATTAAAACAGAAAAAGCTACGAGGGATAAAAAGAAGAAATACGATCCATATGAACCAAAAGAATGTCCACATTGCTATAAAGTCATTAAGGCGTCTAATATGTGTAAACATTATCGAGCTTGTCCAATGAAAAAGATAGGTTTAGAGAAAGACAGTAAAGTAGTATATGCACATTTAAATGATAAAAGTATTAAAAATTACTTTGAAGAGTGTACCGTATCAGCAAATGAAAAAATACAACACATACCAAATAGAAAACAAGAAAGAGATATTCTTTACATAACGGGACGATCTGGATCAGGTAAAAGTTATTATTGTATGCAATGGGCAAATGAATATCATAAGATGTATCCAAAAAATCCGATATATTTGTTCTCAGCATTATCAGAAGATAAAGGAAGTATCGACAAAGTTAAAGGTTTACAAAGAGTAAAATTAACACCAGAGTTTTTTAATGCAGAAATATTATTAGATGATTTAGCTAATAGCTTATTAATCTTTGATGATATTGATGTAATGACAGATAAACCAATGTTACAAAAGCTTTATGGAATATTAAATAGTGTATTACAAACGGGAAGACATAAACATATCAGTTGCATATATACGACTCACACACCAACTAATGGACAACAAACGAAAATTATCTTAGCTGAAAGTCACTCCGTTACACTGTTTGTCCATGGTATGGGGGGTAGATCCTTAAATTACCTATTAGAATCCTATTATGGTTTAGACAAAGAACAAATAAAGAAAATAAAAGGCATTCAATCAAGGTGGGTAACAATAACGAGAACGTATCCAAGCATATGTTTTCACGATACAGGTGCATTTAAAATATAATATACATTATTATAATAAATGGCAATTGATCTTGTATTATTAACTACCTTAATTGTAAGTATCGGCGATTTGGTTGTGAACCTAGGCACTTTGTGTTGTAAAGGAAGAATAAAAATGAACTGTAATAATTGCTTTACAGTTGAACATAATGAAAATGATGGACTAACCAAGTCGGAAGTTATGGATGCTGTCCGGCGTGCAAGTCAGAACCTCGAAAGCCCTCCCATCGTCTCGTCTGATAAGCTCGAACCTCCAACTATATTGGTCACACACGAAAAATAAAAATTAAAAAAAAGTTGGAAAAAATAAAAGCATATGTTTTAGGAAGACAAAGTTAGAAGAGGAGCAAGAGGAAAGCGTCGACAAAGAATAATACATACCCATCTCGCTTCCAAAGAAGTTTCTGTTTTTTTGGAAAGGAATTCATGCTTCCAAAAAAGAATGTGTTTCTTTGGAAGTGTACAAATTTAATAAATTTTAGCCATTTTTTATTAAATAAATCCAGAAATTCGCCAAAAAAAAGACGAATTTGTTGAGGCGATTTCTTGCTTACAAAGTAGTTCGTGGTTTTTTTGGGAGGACAAGTTATTCACTCTTATTTAGTTCTTCGATTTTTTCTTTTAGCCATTGTTTTTCTTTTTCGATGAATTTAGAATGAATTTTTGTTCTAAAATGCTGTTGTTTGTTTATGTATGTAAATTGCCTCCCACAGATACATTTATGGACTTTCTTCATTCTCTCTTTAATTTTATTTTTGTTTGCTTTACGATATTCTTTTTGTGACTCTTTTATTTTATCTTTGTTTGCTTCTTTATACACTTTGCGATACTCTTTGTGATACTCTTTATACACTTTGCGATACTCTTTGTTATACTCTTTTATTTTATCTTTATTTGCTTCTTGATACTCTTTTTGAGTCCTACCAGGAACAAATTTATTCACACAGTCAAGTCTTTGTATCCATTCACCTTCCCGTTTATGAAGTTCTTCTATTGAGGTACATTCAGGGTAATTCTCTATTAATTCGATCCGATAGTTATTATTTTCTAGTACCTTGAAAGATGTCACATAATGATATTTTCCATTTAAATAACTCTTGTAAGTAGATCTATGTTGAGCTAAACGATTGCTTAATGCTTTCAATGTACTACCAACATAGATGTTATTGGTACTATAATCAACAATCTTATAAATTTTTGATTTGCTATAATCTCTATTCATCACTCTAATTAACTATAATTAACTATAAACATATTTATTTAAGTATTATTATTTTTAAATTAATTATGCTCTTAATATTATTATGAGAATAAGAAGGTAAATATTTTTATCAAAGATAAAAATATAAACTTATAATTTCGGAACGAAGTGGAGAAATTGGTTATTGTAAAGCGAATGAAATGAGCTACAATTAGATGTCTCTGGTATATGATTAAGAACACCATTCAAATTGAGAACCGAT